GCACAAGCACAAGCACCTGCACCAGCACAAGGTATGAATGAAGCACAGGCTAAGTCTATAATTGAGAGCATAATTAAAGAGTCAAGATTTGCTACAGAAGATTTCGTTACTGAATATGTAAAGGAATTAACAACTGTTAAAGAAACTTTTGCAAATCAAAAAACAGAATCAGAAAAATCATTTAATGATTTGAAACAAGCACACGAATTATTACAGGCGCAATTCAGTAAAGCACTTGAGTTAATTGAGAAAATAGCGGAGTTGCCAAGTTCAACACCTGCTGAAAAGCCTAATAAAGCATTTGATTTAAAAGAATTTAAAAAACAATATAAAGAAGATTTATTAAATATTACTAACCAATAAAAATATAAAAACATGAGCGGATTTACAGTATCAGGTTTAACAACCTATGTCAGAGATAATGCTGACAAGATTTACACAGCGGCTATTTTAGGCGCACAAACTTTGAAGTATCCCGGTATTTCAATACAAGCAGGTATTAAGAATGCCGATAGACTAATGTTATTTGCAAACACAGCACCTATTCAAGTTGGTGGTGTTTGTTCATTTAACGCATCAGGTTCAAACACATTTACAGAAGTAACATTAACTGTTTCTCCTTTAAAATGGCAGGATGTATTTTGTCCTGATATATTGGAAAACAAATATACTTCTACTAAATTAGCACCCGGTAGTAACTATGATTCAATGCCGTTTGAGCAGTTGATTATGGATTACGTAATGGCTAACATTACTGCAAGTGCTGAAAAATATACTTGGCAAGGCGACACTACATTAACTAACTTAAATGACTTGAAACAAGTTGATGGATGGTTAAAAAAAGTTGATGCAGGTTCACCAATTATAGCAACTGCACAAGCATCTATCACAGCTAGTACTGTTATCGGAATATTTGATGACATCTACTCTAAAATTCCTGCACAATTATTGAATCACCCGACTAAAAAAATGGTAGCATTTTGCGGATGGGATACATTCAGAATCCTTTTACTTAAACTAAAAGACCTTAACGCATTCCATTATGATGCAGGAACTTCAGCAACATCAGGCGAAATTATGTTACCCGGTAGCGGACTGAAAGTTGTTGCTGTGAATGGTTTGAACACTATCACAGGTTCATTAGCAGCTTACGGTTCAAGGGTTGTTTGTACATATCCTGAAAACTTATTTGTTGGAACGGATTTAGCTAACGAAATGGAAGAGGCAAAAGTTTGGTACTCACCAGACGACCAAAACATCAAGGCATCTATTAAGTGGAAAGTGGGTTATCAAATAGCATTTACTACAGAGGTAGTTACTTACAAAAATTTATAATCTAATGGGGGGTGATATTCGCCCCCCTTATTTTTAAACTTTTAAAACCAAAATAAAATGAGTTGTAATATTGTTCAAGGTAATGAAATTGATTGTAGAGATTCCGTTGGTGGTGTCTTAGAAGTATATCTAACAGAGTTTGATAATGTAACACAGGCGAATATCACAGCATCTTCAGGAGTTATTACTGCTGCAACTTGTTCTAGTGGTAAGCGTTTCTTTACTTATAAACTTGAGAAAGAAAATGCATCTTTAGTTTCTAAAGAAGTTATATCTGTTGAAAATGGCACATTGTTTAACGAATCAACGTTAACATTTACGATGAAGAAAATGACCGCATCACACCGCAACAACATAAGAACATTGGCGCAAAACCGATTACATGTTATTGTAAAAGATGCTAATAGTATCTATTGGTGGTTAGGTAAAACAAATGGTGCAGATTTAACAGCAGCAGATGGAGCAACAGGAAAAGCAATGGGTGATATGAATGGTTATACTTTAACCTTTATGGCAAAAGAACCCGATGCACTTAATACAGTATCTTCAGCTATTGTCGCAACTCTTGCTATAGGTTCATAATAATACTTATTAATTAATTATCAAAGAAAACCTATGTAATTACGCATAGGTTTTTTTATTAAAAATATAATAAATGTTACTAATAAATAAAGGTGCAGTAAATGAAATTATATTAACTTTGTTAGAGAAAACAACGTTAGCATCACCTATATATTTATTTGAGTTCATTAACGATATTACAAGGAGTGGTAAGACATTTATAGCACAAGATACAAGTGCCTATACAGATAGATATAATTCATTCAGCATCACAGAAACAACAGGAACAAATAATTTGTTGACAGGAGTTATTACACTTTCAGAAACGGGTTTTTATTCTTATCGGATTTTTGAACAAGCAAGTGCATCAAATCTATTAATAGCAAATACAGGCGCAATGGTAGAGAGTGGAAAACTTAAAGTAGTTGGAACAACAACAGCTCATGCAACATACGATAACCAACCTAAACAATATGTAACCTATGGATAGTAATTCGCTTTCATATATAAAATTTGATAATGTAAAGGTGCCAGAATTTAAAACAGTTCGTGGCAAAGACTGGGTTTATTGGGGTGAAGAAAATGATTATCCCGATTATTTAATTGACTTATATATGAGGTCATCAACTCACAATGCAATTATTACAGGTAAGGTTAATTATATATTGGGTGGTGGTTGGAATTCTCAAAAGATAGGCACAACAATTGAATCACAGGCCAAGATTAATAACTTTATTGAAAATGTTAATCCTGATGAATCACTAAACGAAATTAGCGAACCAATTTTTTTAGATTTTGAAATATTTAACTCTGTTGCCCTTGAAATTATATTTAATAAATCGGGTTCAGATTTTTCATTATATCACATTCCGTTAAACAAGTTACGGACCAATGAAGATGAATCAAAATATTATTATTCTAAAAATTGGAATGAAAGAAACCAATCAGAAGAAAAAACAGGATTAAAAGAATATGAGCCTTTTATGTTTGATAAAAAACAAAACAAAGGAAGCTATATTTATATCTATAAAATTACAGCACCAAGAAAAGGAAAAGACCCAAATGTGTATTCAATGCCTGAGTATATAGGAAGTACACAGGCTATTGAAACAGATTTAGAATGCAGTAATTACAACCTTTCGGAAATCAAAACAGGATTTAGTGCAGGAACAATCTTAAACTTTTATAATGGTGTTCCGTTACCCGAAGCGAAGTTAGAGATTGAGAAAATGATTAAAAAGAAATTCTCAGGTACAGATAAGGCAGGGGGTATAATATTAAATTTTGCGGATGGTAAAGAAAGGGGGAGTGAAGTAACTTCGTTAAGTGGTAATGATTTAGATAAAAGATATATTGAATTAAAAAAGGATGTAAGACAAGAGATATTCACAGGACACAAAGTTAGTTCACCAATGTTATTTGGAGTTAAGACAGAGGGACAATTAGGTGGTAGGAGTGAGATACAAGAGGCTTATGAGTTGTTCCAAAATACATATATTTCTAAACGTCAACAAATATTAGAAAAGATTTTTAATAAGTTTTTGACATTAAAAAATATTCCTTCTAAATTATATTTAAAACCAACAGAGGCAATTGGCGCAGGAATCCCTGAATCGTTAATAGTACAAGCTATGCCAGTTGATTACGTTAAAGAAAAATTAGGGATACCATTACCTAAAAAAGAGAATGAAAGCGAAGCTAGTAAACACGTTATTGATAGCATTAATTCATTATCTCCATTAGTTGCAAACAAGGTTTTAGAAAGCATGACAGCAGCCGAAATTAGGGCATTAGTTGGACTTTCGGGAGGAATGGTTACTACTACTACCACAACCAAAACAGATACACAATTAGCGAAACAAAAAAACATTTTAGAATCATTTGGTTCAATCGGTAGAGATAGAGGGTTGTTCACTATTTTAAAAACAAAAGAAATAGAACATGCTAATTATTTTACTATTCGTAAATCTGAAAAAGAATATTTTGCAAATGAATTATCATCTATTGAAAGGAGTGTAATTGATTTACTTGGTAAGGATGAAAAGATGCCACTTGAAGAAATTGCAAAAGCATTAAAAAGTTCAACAAAAGAAATAGGTAAAATAATTTCAGGTCTTGAATCAGGAGGTTATATTGATTCAACAAATGTAGGTTATTCTCCAACAGACTTAGGGACATCTGTTATACTAGAAGAAGGTGCAAAAACTGCTAATGTAGAGGTGCTTTATAGTTATGAATTAAGACATAACGCTCCTGCATTAATAGGTAAATCTAGAGAATTTTGTACTAAATTAATTTCATTAAATAAATTATATACAAGAAATGAAATTGATAATCTTTCTAATGGAATGGATTTGGATGTTTGGGAGTATAAAGGTGGTTGGTACACTAATCCAAAAACAGATGCACCCACTCCACAATGTAGGCATATTTGGAAACAAAATATAGTTAAACTAAAATAAAATGGCAACAGGTTTATTTATCAAAGAACAATTTATTAAAGACAACACTAACATCGATGGTAATGTCGATGATAAGTATCTTACTAATCTTATTGCAGATTCTCAAAAAATACACATACTACCAATTTTAGGAACAGCATTGTATAACGAGATTTCGGGGCAAATAGTTGCAGGAACTACTACTTCATTAAATCGTACCTTGTTAGATGACTATATTCAAGATGCGTTAAAATATTGGGTACTATACGAAGGTATGGACATCTTTAATTACAAAATAACCAATAAGGCAATAATGGTAAAGAGTTCGGATAACTCACAGCCAGTAGACCAAGTGGATATAATTCGATTAAAAGATTCATCAAAAGATAAAGCAGGATATTTTAGTCAAGCAGTAACAAAATATTTATTATCAAATGTAAATAGTTATCCTTTATTTAATCAGCCTGGTAGTTCAATTGACACAGTACTACCTAATAGAAATAATTATGATACAGGTTGGAATTTAGATTTTGCACCAAATACTTATGGCTTACCAATTTCACCATCTGATAATAATATGTAATGGCAAAACCGAAAGATTATATCTCAGAAAAGTTTATTAAAAAGATAGAAGAATATTTTAAGAAAAAGAAATTGAATGACAATAAATCAAGTAGTAAAAAATCTAAATAATATTGCTGAAAATCATAAGCAAATAAATCATTTCTTTTTTGGGGAAGAGTATGATTTTGCAAGTAGTGGCGTTGTTAATTGTCCTGCTATGATAGTTGTATTAGAGCCTTCTTTACTACAAACATCGGTGCTTACTTATAATTTTAAAATATATATTGGAGATTTAGTTCAGAAGGATTTATCAAATAAAACTGAAGTATTATCAGATACATTATTAATACTATTAGATGTTATATATCAAGTTCAATCAACTATTTATGATTGGTCATTTGACACCTCTTCAATAACTATAACAGATTTTGAAGATAGCTTCGATTGTGAATTATACGGTAATTGGTGTAATATGAAATTAAGAATATCATCTCCATTTGATAGGTGTTCAATTCCTCAATAATGACAACACACCAATCTTTAACATGGTATCAAAAGGCTTTTATTTTAACAGGAATAGGATGCTTGGGAACGCTCACAATAACATTCATTATCTTTCTATTGACTTCAGCAATGCCTCCAGCTTGTAAGGCTAATTTTAAAGACTACATAATTGATAAAAAAGAGCATGATATAAGGATGGAGGAAATGAATAAGCGCCAAGATGCTTTCATTAACAGAATGGAGCGAAGGATAGTAATTGATTCGATGTTATTCGATAAGGTTCTTAAAAAATAATTTATGAAATGGAAGGACCGATTCTACATTATTATTTTATTCGGGTTAATACTATCAATTAGTTGTGCATTTGCTTATGTTAAAGGACAAGAAGATTATCGAGACAGATGGTATAACTTGTATCTGCAACAGTGTTCAGCAAAGGAAATATATAAAGATAGTTTAATACGGCAGAATAGAATGGTTTTAGAATACATAATTTTACTAAATAATTGCAGAAATGGAAGTAATAATCATTAGAGATTTATCTGACGAAAAACAAACACTTGGAAAACTAAAATTAATTGGTGATAAGCAAGATGTGTTTTTTGAATGTGATACGTTAGAGTTAGCCGATAAAGGAAATCATCCACAAATAAGTTGTATTCCTAAAGGAATTTATAATGTTGTGAAGGTAGGTCCAACACATGCTATACCTTATGACCATTTTGCTATTCAAAATGTGCCTAATAGAAGCGGTGTTTGTATTCATATCGGAAATTACAATAGTGATATTCGTGGATGCGTGTTGGTTGGTAAGGGTTATGGAGATTTGAATAAAGATGGCGAACTTGATATTTTAAATAGTAAAAAAACATTTGCTAAATTAATGGGCTTGGTTGGAGATTCGATTAAATTAACAATAAAATAAAAATGGCACTAATAATATTAATGCCAAATTTACAAGTTACTTTTGCGCTAGATGGTTGCTGCACCCGTCCTATTAACTTTCAACAGCTAGGCAAAGGTAATTAAATATTATTATATTGGCACTAAATTAATTTAAAAATCATGGCAAACAAAAAAGGTTTAGTAAGATTAAGAGGTGAAGAATTATGTAGTAAGTTTCCTGATTCCCCTGATTTAACAATAGCTAAGATACTTTATAAAGAGTTTCCACATCTTACAAATGTTGAAACGGCAAGGTCATCCATTAGACTAATAAGAGGTCATAATGGTAAATATAATTCAGATAAGTTATCCGATAAAAGTTTGATTAAGCCAATAACTAACAATAGAAATCCTTTTAACCTTCCCGAATCATTTGCAAACGATTATACACCCTATTTAATTACCCAATCAAAAATATTAATAATTTCTGATTTACATATTCCATATCAAGATAACAAGGCTATTGAATTAGCTTTACAATATGGCTTTGATAAAGGAGCTAATTGTATATTAATTAATGGGGACTTAATGGATATGCCTAATCATTCAAGATTTGAAAAGGACTGGAGAATGAGAACAACAGCACAAGAATTTGAAGCAGTAAGGCAATTTTTAAAGTCATTAAGAATAGTATTTCCAAAGGCAAAGATAGTGTTCAAAGAGGGAAACCATGACGATAGATGGGAAAGATGGTTATACGTGAAAGCCCCTGAAATATTTGACGATACAGAATTTAGATTAGATGTAAGACTAAAGTTAGGAGAACTAGGAATAGACCATGTTAAAGATAAACGAATAATAAAAATAGGGAAATTATCGGTATTACATGGACACGAATTAGCGGGTGGTGCTGGTGGTGTTAATCCATCTCGGTCAGCATTCTTAAAAACAATTAGTAGTTGTATAATTGGACACTATCATAAAACTTCAACACACGTTGAAACAGCAATGAATGGTGAGGTTATAAGTGTTCACTCGGTTGGATGTCTTTGTGGTTTAAATCCCTTGTACATGCCAATTAATAAACATAATTTAGGATTTGGATTTGTGGACCACGATATAAAAACAGGTGAATATCATTTTAGTAATTTAAAGATTATAAAAGGTAAGGTGTATTAATGTCTATTACTAAAACATTTAAGGACGGAACGCAGGTATATATTACTAATTTAAAGTCGACAGGAACGATAATAGGAACGATGTTTAGGATGGGTAAGGTTGATTATTATGAAGTAAGTTATTTTGCAGGTGGAGGTGAATATAGAGTAATTCAGTTGCGAAAATATGAATTTGATTCAGCTAGAGTTGAATCTGAACCAGTAGGTTATTATGTCGAAAAAAACAAATAAAGAACCAACAGTTGTTGAACGTAAGCTAGGGAAACATGGTGCAGATGGGTTATATTGGGAACAACAGAATACTATTGAAATTGACCCAGCACAAAAAGAAACTGAAAAAATAGGATTTTATGTTGAAAAAATTAAATAATGTTTATACCTGCTAACATAAAACTATTTGAACAAACTATAAAGGTTAAGTATTCACGAACTTTAATAGATAAAAAGGGTGCTTTTGCTATTTGGGATTACAATACAAACATAATAACAATTCAGCAATCAACAAGAAAACACCCATTAACACAGGAACAAATAGAGGGCAGTTTAGTTCACGAAGTAACACACGCTTTTTTGGACTTAACAGGAAACCATAAATTATCAGAAAACGAAGTATTGGTAAGTAGTTTAAGTAATTTAATTCACCAATTTATAATGCAAATACATTAATAAATATTTGTTTTAAATAAGTATTTTTTTGTACTTTTGTATCGCAGTTCACTATGAAAAAATTAAAAAAATCCCTTATCATTTACATTGCCAAATGGCTATACAGTCAAGTGGACTGCCTTTGTATTTGATAGGGGTATTTTATTATGTCTTATAATATTAATAACAAATCTATTGAAATAGTTAAAATACCTGATTTGTATAATGAGGTATGGGAATACGTAGTAGGCTATGAAAAAAAATATCAAGTTAGCAATTTAGGGAGAGTAAAAAGAAGCGGATATAATAAAGTCAGCAAAGATTGTAAATACAGGAGAGCCTATAAAGATGAAAAAGAGATTGCTCAAATGATAAGTAAAAATGGATATAAAAAGTTATCTTTAGGTTTAAATAAAGTAATAAAGAATGAATTAGTACACAGATTAGTAGCTTTGGCGTTTATACAAAACCCAATGAATAAAAAATGTGTCAACCATATTGATGGTAAAAAGGAAAATAATAATGTAAAAAACTTAGAATGGGCTACTTCAAAAGAGAATATTAATCACGCAATTGATATTGGATTAGTAGATAACAAGGGGGAAAATAGCCCTGTGTCTAAACTAACAAACGGTGATGTCATTAAAATAAAAAGTATGTTTAAAAGTGGAGTTTTGCCAATTAGTATATCTAATATTTTAAGAATTAAATATGTAACCGTGTATTCTATAACATCCAACAGGAATTGGAAACATATTAAAATATAAACTACCTTTGGAAGCAAGGGTACAGGAAGGTTAAGAACAAATGATGGGTATAGGCAACATTGATACAAAATTAGGGCAATAATGTTTGTTTTATACCACAAAATAGGGGTAATATTCCATATTGAAATATGCAAATAATTTCCACTAAAAACAGCAAAGGGATAAAATTAAGCAAATATTTTCTACTAAAAAAAATATGAATAAAATAAAAGAAATCATAAACGGAGTTATTGGTAGTTTCTCTAATGACACAACAGGATATAGTGGCAAGAAATTAACCGCTTTGGCAATAACAACGTGTGTTATAGCCGCTCATGTGAAATGGCTGTCTATTGGCAACCTGACACAATTAGAAGCGGTCCTAACTATTGATTATGGATTTATAGCGGTATTGTTTGGAATAAACGTTGTTGATAAAGTTAAAAACCCAATGGAGCAACACTCACCGCAAGATGAAAGTAAATAAAGCAGAAGTCATAAAAGCATCTTTAATCGTTATCCTATTCATCGGTGTACTCTATTTTGCTATTTCCAACCACTTAAATAAAACGCTTTTAAAAGACAATTCAGCACTTGTAGATAAATTAGTACTCGACAAGTTCCGAAACATCGCCACAACGTCAAAAGCATCACAAGAACGTGAAGTAAAGTTAGTTGTTAAGTTCGATTCGCTAAAATCTTATCATCTCAAATATGTATCCTATTTAAAAGCCGAACAATACCGAAATAAAATTAATCACACCAAAATTGACAAGATTAAAAATTCGGAGCTTCAACGGTTTAATGATAGCCTTTTTAAATTTATGAATATTCATTAGGGCAAATATTTCAGGAAGTGAACGAACATATCAATCATATTTTTCTAAATATTCTTTAAATTTATCTTTGTAATTTTCATAGTAACCTAATCCCCTGTTACAACTACAACACAATAAACCTCTCACCTTACCTGTTTCGTGGTTATGGTCAACGCAAAGGTTTTTCTTTGCTCCTTTTCGGTTTCCTTCGTGATGTAGTGATTTATGTTTTCCGCAAATTGCGCAACTATCGTTTTGTTCTGTTAGCTTTTTATTGTAATCATCTAATGTTAATCCGTATTTGGATTTTAGGAGCGTTGACCTTGTTGCATCAGGATTGTTTTTTCTGTATTCTTTACCCCTTAAAATGCGAATATCCTTTTCTTTTAAGTATCTTTTTTTATTTTCAATTTGTCGCTGCGCGAAGTTCTCTCTGTTTTTAATTTTTGTGTTTTCTCCCCGGCAATTTTTACACGTTCTTAAATAACCTTTTTTGCCATTTACAAACTCGTTAAACGGTTTTTCTATTAAGCATTGTTTGCATATTCTCGGAACGCGCGGAACTCTTCTATTTCTCAACGACCTTCCATCAATTTTATTTGTATTTCCCATTATAAAAATACCCGCAATAATACAAAGGCTATACCACCCAAATCTAAAGACTTGTAGAGGACAATGTAAAACTGCGGGATTTTTTAAATTTCATTTTAATAGTGATATAGCGGGACAAAGGTAATTAAATTATTTTATGTATTGTAAAAAATGCTCAAAGATTTTGACCGTAAATCCATTACCAACTGCTTTGTAAATCGCGCTATCTGAAATGATATTTTTGCCTTCCTTGTCATAAAAATAATTGTCATCAATGCTTTGTAGTCGGCACACCTCTTTAGGTGTTAATCTTCTTATTCGTGAAGTATTTATTAGGTTTGCTCCGCACCAATTTGTATCAAGTGCGGGGTTTATTCCGTCAATATCAAATATTCTATTTTGTTGGTATGGCTGTTTTCCTCCGCTTTCTTTACTGTCAGAAACTTGTACTACCTGCCTACATTTATTTCCCCTTTCCCCGTAACCTTTGTAATAACTTGCATCTATCGGGTCTGACTTTTCGTTGTTGATTGAGTTTTCTATTTTTAGACTTCGCTGTAATAACAAATTATCTTTTGATGCAGCACAGGTTAAAGTATTCATCTTTTCAAAATCTAAACCTGTAATTTCTTTGTCGGCAAAAGGAGTTGTATCGTTTCCTTTTTTCATATTTTCTTTTCGGGTTGCTTTTGCCTCTTCTGTTCTACCAAATTTTATACAACCAACTTCATACAGCCCTGTTTTACCACCTAACCCACCACCATTTGCGTTAATAGTTACACTTTTACCTTCTTCTGAATAGATACGCCCCGCTTGTGCGTTATTGTCGTATAGGGTGTTTATTTGCTTTGGTTCTTTTATTAATTCCATTTGAGAATGTAAACCTCCACTATGCGCCCCTGCCGTAAAAGCACCTGACTTGTTTTTGGTAGTTCTATCAGCGATAATGACATTATCGCTGATGTCCAAAGCCCCACTACTTGCATTTATACAACTTGCTTTGTCTTCGCCATCTTTATAATTTATTTTCCCTCCGTTAAAATTGTCTTTCCTGGTATTAAGATAGTTCAACATTTTATCGGACAAATAATACTTTTCAGCAACTTCCTCAACCGGTTGTAAAATATCTTTTAGTAAAATTCCTTTGTCTTTTGGAATAGGAAAACTTGTATAAACTTCATCAAAGAAACCAACTTTTTCAGTACTAATATTACTCCAATAATTACGTTCCCGATTTTGTGCCGTTAGTAAAGCTGAATTAATCAGTTGCGGGTACACTCCCAAATCCTCACTAATTACCTTTAAACTTTGCTTACTCATTTTTACGTTTTCGGCAATGAAAAGTAAATCGGGATTCTTGGTCCTGCACTCCTTAATAATTCTTACAGCTTCAAAAAACAGTTGCCCTCTTGGGTCGGCAAAACCTAAACCCTTACCTGCAATGCTATGACTTTGACAAGGAAACCCGAAAACAATAATATCTATCTTTGGTAAATCGTAACCGCTAATTTTACAAACATCGCCTAACTGAACCGTATCAGGAAAATTATATTGAGTTGCCACCATTGGTTGTTTCTCGATTTCAGAAGCATAGTAAGTTCCATATTTAACCCCTGCACCGACAAGGGCTTGTTGGAAGCACGAAGCCCCATCAAACAAACTTAAAACATTACCAATCTCTTTCATTTTTCACTTTATCTATTATTTACTACCTACTAAAATCCCAACTTGCTGTGAAAGGGTTTAAGCGTTCAAGAGAAGAAATAAAATGTTATTCCCCCTATCCCCCAATAAGAAGAATAACTATTATAGTTACTTATTGGGACTTGCCTTAGAAATGGGAGGCGCGACTTTCGTTAGCGTATAGTCGGAAAATGTTACCAACCTAAATCTCATTTCATAAACTCATTAAATAATTGGCGCAAGGCTTGAATTATATTTGTTGTTAATTTACTTACTGATGAAAAGAACTATAC